TACAACATGCCATTGCTGTGCGTCTCCTACGAAACCATTAGCAATGTTATCAATCCTGTCCGAACCATTTGTCACATAGTAATTGTACTGGAATGTATAGCTTACCGGAGCTGACGGTGTTATGTACTGAACATCCTTGCCGTTGACTGTCTGGGTTACGATCTTGGAGTTTGCGTATCTGCTCTTGCTAGATATCATCTGCCCGACACTCCTGATGATGGTAGCTGCGTGAATGCTGCTGGACCTGATGTTGTTCCTGCTGCTGTTGGTGTTCCTGAAGTTGGCTGGAAATTAAATGATGTCTGCTGTGAACCACCGGCACCAGTTAGCGGGGGCGGAAGCATAGTGAAAGTAATATTTATAACGCATCTTTGCGGAATCATGTACTGAGTCCAGTGAGTTACCGTTACATCCCATTCAGACACGTAACCGTAGTACCACAGTGATGTAGCAGATGATGAACCGCCACCGAAGTATACCCATGCCGGAATCATCTGCATGATTCCCTGCCATCCTGTTAATGCTCCTGATGTAGGTGCGGTTGAGTTAGAGTTACCTGATGAATAAGCCACGAACATTCCGGTAAACTGCTGCATCGCCATGATGTCAGCTAGTACGCCTACTACCTTAGGATCATTAGTATTGTTTGTCCAGCCGTTAGATGGCGTACCATCTGGTTCGTACTGACCCCATAGTTCATAAGTCCTGTCGAATAGCAGTGACCATTCTACAGTCTGATTCAGCGGAACCCTAAGGTTCACGTCATTGAATCCGGTAGGGAACATAAGAGCTGATCCAACTGATGAATCAGAGATAGTATAGTCTGCTGATACTGATGAAGGATTATAGAGAAAGTTTACCTGTGCCTTAGTTGAGTACCCGGTTATGGCTTTCTCCCACACCATGAATCCTCTTTGTATAGTACCGAACTTACCGCCTTGAAGAGGGAAAGCAAGGGTTGATATTCTCTTATCGAATTGCGGCTGTGTTATTGCTACGGTCACAGTTTCTCTCCGTTACGGATAGCTTGTGATACAGCTTCATGATTGATGTGCTTCACGATCTGCCTTGCTACTTCCCTTCCTGCCTTAGATGCCACAGACTCATGACTGCCCTGCGAATGAATGACAATAGATCCTTGGTTGAAGTTGATATTAATAGATCTAGAATGACCTGATGCCATACCAGGGCCGCTCATCACATCTGACTTCCACGGACTTTGAGCTACGTTACCCTTAATAGAATTCAGCAGGTAGTTAGTCTGGGCATTAGAGAAGATGTGAGTCTGACCGCCAGAGTTAATAGCTAGCTCTGGTCCTCTTTCTCCTACAATTGACATTCCTGGTCCTAGCTGACCACCAGCACCATACCAGCCTACTCCCCCAGGATGATCATAATACTGACTCCATGCTTTCTCAGGGGTGCCGTACCTTCCCTTAATATACTCAAGCATGTACTGAATCTGCTTCTTAGGATTAGTAGTCTTAGGGCCGTAACCCTTCCATGTCTGATCTAGGAACTGACCGATACCAAATGCTGTAGATGAAGGATTCTGAGCCATGTTGTTGTAGCCAGCTTCATGCATTTCCAGTGTGTTAAGAGCATTCCACTGAGCGCCTTGACCCCAGCCGTACATAGCCTGAGCCATCTGCTGCATAAGCTTCTTATTAGCGGAGATACTTCCACCGCCTGTAATCTTAGCTGTACTTCCTGCTTTACCAGAAGAACCGTTGTTGTTGCTTGAAGTGCTGCTGCCGTTACCAACGTTACCTGTTATGAATGAGCCACCCATTCCGCCGCCGCCCATGGCAGATATGATATCTACTTCATTTGCTGAACCATAATTACCAGAGCCGCCCATTCCCATGCCCCTGTTACCAGCGACAGCAGAACTTGGGTTACCTGAAACAGACGCCCCAGAACCAGCACCGCCAGATACAAATGATCCTCTGCCTGATGGCCTTACAGCACCAACCCAAGCCTTAGGATCATACCCGGATATAGATACGTCTCTTCCTGTGTAAGGTGCCTGAATCAATTGATGATTGTTAACCATCATAGCTACGTGACCAGGAGATGAAGCAGAACCATCTGATCCTCCTGTAAACAGCAAGTCTCCTTCTTGTACTGCATTCAGCGGAACTCTCCTGTTTTTCATAGAAGCCCACATAGCCTGCGACGTTCTCGGAAGAGTAATTCCTGCTTGCTCATATGCCCACTGTATAAGGCCAGAACAATCGAAACCTACTCCTGGTATTTCATCACCGTAAGCATATGGAACACCAAGTTGTGATCTAGCCGCACCTACAGCCTTAGCCGCAGCACCAGATACAGCACCTCCAACGGCTGTACTACCATTAGTTTTCTGCTGCTGTGACTGAGCTGCTGATGCAGCCCCGCCACCAATACCGCCAATGTGCATCTTAGAGCCAAGCCAGGAGATGATACCTGAGAATGGACCCATGCCTAAAGGCAGGGAAGGACTTTTACCTAGCTGCCCTTGTTGCTGCAATACCTGAGATGCAATACCTCTTTGAGTTCCCGCTGGAGAAAGCTTATCTCCTATAGTTTTAGCTGCTGCTCCTATAAGCAATCCGGCAACCATAGGTACTGCCGCAGCTAGCATTGGTGCTATTGCTGATCCTGCACCTGCTCCTGCACCGAATAATGATCCTCCAGCGCCACCAGCCGCCGCACCACCTCCACCTAAACCTAATAGTTTTGCCACAGTCATTGCCCCGCCAAGACCTAGGCCCATCCCTACGCCTCTTGACGTTCCGCTCATTACGCCAGCAAAACCACCAGCATAACCTGCTCCTGTTCCTAGTGGCCCGTTAAGTAATGTGTTCAGGGCATTGTTGAAGTTTTCCAGAAGAGACGTTGACTGATTGATCGCATCATTGAATCCTCCTGCGTATTCTCCTTGCCTGCCTGAGAGAACTCCCTGAGCATTCTTTAGCTGCTGTATATCATTCGTTGATGTAGTTACGCCAAGTCGGTTAAGTCTTTGCTGAGCTGACTTCATGGATGATGTTGAGCCGAACGTAGCCTGCTGTATAAGGTTGGATGCCTGAGTAGGATTCAGTCCCTTAGAGAATAGCTGAGAGTATGTCTGCAAGAATCCTTGTGCTTGCTGGTTGGCTATACCTGACTGCCCGAACAAAGCACTAAGGTCTACCTGGCCCTTAGGGGATGCAAGGTTACCGAATACTCTTGAAGGACTCATCTTGTTAAGCCCCATACCCTGAAGGATAGAGAATGCGGCTTGTCCTGCATTCATAGGCGCACCACCGCTCATTGAACGAATAGGATTGTATCCCATTCTCATCATGTTCAGTGAGAACTGAGGTGAGTAAAGCGCTGCTGCTAATTGTGCTGATGACTGAGCGCCAAGAGTAGGATTAGATATACCGAAACCTGCCATTGCCCCCATACCAGCGCGGCCAAGAGAAGACTGGTTTACTAACTGAGTTCCTCCTAGCTGCTGTAGATATGGCACAGCGTTGTACATGTCAGTAGGACTCATAGCGAGAGAACTTTGACTGCCTGGCATAGCACCAGCTTGAGAATACAATGCTCTCATAGCCTGACTACGGCTCATGCCATTGTAATTCAAGCCAACCATTGATGTTGTAGCATACTGATTCAGGGCTAGCTGGTTAGGCATCATCTGCTGGCCGAATCTTGCCACTGCACCAAGCATCATTGACGGACCTGACATCGATGATGCGAAAGAACTAAATGGAGTTGGTGTAGAAACATTTCCTACGCCACCTTGACCACCGCCACCAATACCAGGCTGTACCTGATTTTGCTGGAATGGATTATAAGGTCTGGGAAATGGCTGTGTTGCTGTTTGTCCCTGCTGCTGCCTCGTAGGATAACCCAGCCCGCCGCCGCCAACATTTGCACTCATCCTGTTAGACAAATTGTTGACAGCATTAGTTAGCTGATCAAGACTAGCTTGTAGGGCATTGGTTCCTCCTAGAGAACCAGATGCACCACCAAGCAAATTACCTATCAGCCCACCTACGTTGCCCTGAGGTATATTACCTCCTGGCGGCATTGGTGTTGTCATTGGACCTCATATTTTCTTTCTTAGCCTGAGCCCTGCGGTACCAGTGTTTACGTTCCCTGAAACTTAATCTTTTTACTTCACTTAACTTCCACCCGAAGAAATCTACCAGTGCTTCCATCTCTCCGTACATCTGGTAGAAGTTTATGCCTTTATCAAATCCATCCGAAGTCGAGAAACAAATTACCTATCGTCACAGTCAGCTTGACTTCCTCATTACATGAACCGCATTCGTATTTGATCTGGTCATACTTCGGTCCTGGCTGCCTGTCTCTTAGCTGGTTCAGGATTGCGTGCCTGTCTGGAACTGACATATTCCTTACCAGTGAAGGGAAACCCGCAACTGAATGCTCAACGCCCTGAGCATCTGTAATAGATGAAACACATCTTGAAAGCAGTACGGTTTCTCTCTGAGCCTGGCTTAGCTCTGCCTTCTCGAATGTTGCTATCTGATCAGAACCAGTTGCAAGAGATACCTGGGCGAATCCTCCCTTTCGAAGATTAACCTTGAAGTTAACTTCGTTAGCAGGATCAGTCATGGTTACTACCGGAATGTCGGCAACTTCTAATGTAAGTTCTGCGTTACTTCCGCAGTTAGGGCAAACCCAGTCATTGATCTCAATCATGTTTCCGTAAGTTGCCTTGCGGATACCTAAGATCATTGCTTCCCTGTCTCCGATAAGCATCTGCCCTAGTAGTTTCTCAGTCATCTCAGACGGTTCAGTACCAACCTTGACAACCCCGCACTTAAGAAGCCTGTCAAGGAAGACAAACGGGTTAAGTGACTGTGATGCTCGTGCTAATGATTCTTCATCTTCTCCGGTTAGCTCCTTTACCTGGGCGGTCTTGATTGTCTTATCTTTAACTACAAGACCGCCAGGCAAAGTGACTACATCATCTGGAGGAAAATCTATGACAGGCATCTCTGTCATTGTCTGACTTAATACTTTTTCTATCTCAGCATTAGCCTTCTCGGGATTGTCAAGGGGATTAACCCAGTCCGAT